CCAACCCTCATTAGATGTTAATAAGATTTGACAATTAGTACTATTATAAAGCATATTCATTTGTGATAGGTCAAATCTAGCGTCTGTAAAAATTACATTATATTGATCTCCATTTAGTAATAATTCAATAACAGCTTCTAAATCAGTACCATGTTCACTCACTCGTTCTGTATGAAGAACTAAAACACATTTTTTAGCTTGTTCAATAGGCAATTTATCTATAAAATGTCTATAAGCTAACATTGTATCTGGGATTTGTTTGCGTCTAATATTTCGGGAGTTAAATAATAAAGCAAAATCATATTCTTTACCTTTAAATAAATTTTTCTTAAATTCTAATAGTTTAGAATCATTTTTATCTAAAGGTTTAAAAATTTCATGATTCAATCCATGAGGAACATATTTGATAATTTTTTTATCTGCTTTATCTCCTAAAACAATTTTATTAATATTTACTGTTTGTTTTGAAATACCCATCAATAAATCACAAGCCTCATAATAAGGTAAATTATATAATGGCGCTGGATAATCATCCCAGATGTTTAGGTAAGTGATAGGGATTGATTTGCGAATTTCATTTTCCATAGCAAACAACCAAACAAAGTAACGAGGATCAGTAATTAACATAATAGCGTCTGGCTGTTCAATTTTAATTAATTGTCTTAGAATGTCTGGGTTACCATATTCGTTTACGGGGTACATTATTACTGATGAGTCTTTTAATCCAGTAACATCATTAGTTGATTGAGATAAGTCTAAACGTTTACCAGCTTCAGGGTGAGTAATAGCTCCTCCTAAATTAACCCAATTAAAATGTTGGGCGGTGTGAATAACTATTTCTTTAGCTACTGTTGCTACACCAGAAGTAACTCTAATGTCATCACAGATAAGCATAATTTTCTTCCTCTTATCAGGAGGTAAGTAAGCAAAACTTGAATTCATGTATTTTTTAGTTTTTAATTTCTAGGTTGTTGTGTGAATGAACTTTTTTTCTAAAATCTTCATCTGTAAGATACAAATGAATAGTGCGGTCAGCAAGTTTTTGTAAAGAAAATTTGTACTTAACACATGCAATCTTGAAATCCTCAAATAACTCACTCTGTACTTTCACAGAGGTTAATGTCATATCCTTTTTATTTGTCATAGCTTTTATTTAATTTTTATATATATAAATATATGAAGATTTTTTAAGATATACTAGCGGTACAAAGTTCTTTTTTATTTTTAAAAGGACAATACATGCAATTCCATTTTGATGGGTTTGGTTCAAATACTTTATCTTTATATGAACCATCATGGTTAAATACTTCTTCTATAAATGAATTAATAGTGTTAGTTGCTTTACCCATTTTAATTTTACCACTAGCAGGAGTGTATTCTTGAATCCTAGATATTGGAAATGGTGATTCTTCCCATATTTTTCTTTTAACAATAAAAAATTCTATTTCAATATTGTCTTCAGGTACTCCAAATTGTTTACTATAAAACTTTTTATAAAGGACTAATTGGAGTTGTTTAGTTTCATCTTTTTTAGTTTTATCATCCCAACCGCTTCTAGATGTTTTAATATCTATAATTTTAAAAGTATTAGTTGGTTCATGATACAAAACAACATCCAAGTAGCCTTTATATAAGATAGTTCTAAATTCAGAATGAGGATTAAGTAATAGAGGTACTTCACAGCCCACTAAAAACCATCCTTGTTTACCAAAATACCCACTTCGTTTTTTCTTTACAAAATTTAAAATAGCTAAACCATCTTCATAAAACTCTCTCATTTCAACAGGATCACTAAAATGAACATTTTTATTAGATTTATAATCTTTTAAATATGTTTCTCTAAAGCGTTCCTCAAAATATTCTTCTAAATTAATTCGGTCCGCTTCAGCACCACTAATATTGTATATAGTTGTTATATAGTGTTGTATAACCTCATGTAGTGCAGTTCCGAATGTCATATGAATAGACTGTTCAGATGTATAATAACCGTCTCTATATTGTAAAGACCATTTACGAGGGCAAGACAAAAACATAGACATTTGACTATAGGAAATTGCTTTTTCAGTAGCATAATTAATTTCCTTTAGAGTATGTTGTTTGATTTGTTTTACAATTGCAGGTATTTTTTTCTTTTTACTCAAAACTTATTTTTTACCTTTAAGCATCTGGATTGTTTTCTCTAGATATAGAGCTAAATCCATTGCTTCTTCTTTAGCATGTTGTAGATAGTCTAATACAGATAAATCTGTTCTATCTAAAGTATTGTTATACTTGTTTTTACCCATCTCAGCCCTTTTAATATGCTCATCAATAACTGAGTCTACAATTGAGTCTGTTTCAATTATGGTTCTTGTTTTTGGATGTTCTCCTCTAAAACCTAAATCACTGTTTTTTGTCATTGGATTTCTTTTAATAACTTTTTAATTTCTTTTTCATCAATTCCTGATTTTTCAAGAATGTATTCTACTCCTTCTTTTTTAAGAATGTATAAATAATCCTCAGCCTCACCTAATGATATAGTGTAAAAATTAGCTACATGTTGTAGTAGTGAGTTGCTAGGCTTCTTTTTTGAAGCTTTGATGTATTTGAGGAAGACATTCTTTTTAGGTAACATAGAACAATAGTATTTATAAGTTTTTTCTTTATCAGGGTAGGGTATTCTTTGGCCAAAATTTGCAACCTCAGTGTATCCTTCATACATACTTACAAATCTATGAACCATATAAGAGTTAAATGACTCTTGCTGGTCTTCCGTAAAAGAAGACCAGGACGTTTTATTAGTGGTGATTTCTTTTAACCAATCAAATATCGTCACCGCCGTATTCTTTTCTTAATTCCTTAGGCAATGCTTCAAGTAAAATTTCTCCACTTTCTACATCATAAAATACAGGAATAGGAATAAGAGCATCTTCATCAGCGCCTACTACAAAACGAGATACTTTTCGAAGGATAACTCCTTGACTCCAAATTTTACCACCTGATGGTGTTTCCATTGATGTTGTCTTAGACAAATCAAAATTAAGGTTCATTTGATTATTTTTCATTTTTTTTATGTTTTTTCCATTCTAAATAAAATCCTACAGCAACTAAGGTATTCATTCCAAATGATGCTATAATTTCTTTAATATCATCATACACATTCATAGTTAGGTGAACATGACCTACCATCCAAAATGGAACAGATAAGTTACTTGCTACCCAAAGTATAAAAAAGTGGATGAATTTTTTCATATTACTCTTTTACTTAAAATTAATGATAAAATTCTAGATATCAAAGCTAGAATGTTTATTTCTTTATCAATTCTAAAATTAGCATGGTATTGATATTCTTCAATATGAATAATAACTTCACCCATACTTGTAGGAGCATATTTATCTACATTATCAAATAAAAATCTAAATAATTCTTCAAAATCATTAACACTAGAATCAGCTATAATCTGTCTAATGTTATTAAACGACTTAGCTGTTGGTTTGCATAATTCCATGAGTACTTGATTTTTGTAGTTACTAGACACTAATATGTTTTTATCAATGACTACCTCCTCACCTGTTACACCCATTTGAAGTGTATTAAGCATTTTACGTAGATCAGGATAAAATTGATTAATAACTAGTTTTAAGTCCTCAGCTCCCATCCCAACATTCTCTTTTTTAAGAATGTCTATAATATGATAAGCAATATCTTGTTTTGATGGAGGTACAATTTTAAGTACCTGGCAGCGTGATTGAAGAGGATCAATAATACGCTCAACATAATTACAAGTTAAGATAAATCTTGTGGTGCGGGCAAACGTTTCAATAATGTTTCTTAATGATGCTTGTGCTTGGATTGTAAGAAAATCTGCTTCATCCAAGATAACAACTTTAAGAGGTTTAAACGATGCCACAGATGAGAAGCCCTGGACCTTATCCCTAATAGTATCAATACCACGTTCATCGGAAGCGTTAATATAGAGATAATCGCAATTAAGATTATTAACAATAAGTTTAGCAAGAGTAGTTTTACCGGTACCAGCAGGGCCGTAGAAAATAAAATTTTGAATATCATTCTGTTCTAGGTACTTTGAAATAGTACCTTTAATTTGTTCATTTCCTACATATGTAGAAAGATTTTGAGAACGATATTTCTCAACCCAAAGTGTATGTTGCTTAGAACTCATAGTCTCCGTATATTGAATATTTTTTAGGTTCTGGTTCTTTAACTTCTACTTCATTGTTGAAAATACCATAAAGTTTTCCTTGAGCCAAATCTAAACGAAATGCTTGAGGTTTTGTAACTACGGCTTGATAATAAGCTTCTAATGCTTCTGTTAAACCATTTTGAACAGTATTAACATGCATTACTTGCCAACGATCACCAGGAGGGACACGTTGAGCAAATTCAATTAATTTTTCTTGTATTTCTGTTTTGCTCATAACTTAATTTGATCTTGAAAATATGGAATTAAACTCTCAATAGGATAGTTTATGTAAGTATGACCTGCTGTGGCCAT